AATTTTGACATGGGGCCAACTGGACCAGACATAAATTTTGTAGACTCTGCAACATCGTTAAGTTTGGGCGGCCCGGAATCGCCTGCGTTGATTGGTGGTAACACCACTAATCTTGGAATTCCAGGATACAAATTTGCTGATATTTATGCAGACAATTTTTTCGGTAACGCTGATTCATCCACGTTGTCTCTACGTGCGACTAATCTAGCAGGCGGCGGCCTCGGTGCTATACCCGTACAGACTAGTACAAGTAACACGGGCTTCTTGGGGCTAGGTGCAGACAACTATGTTCTACGAGCTAGACCAGGCGGTCCAGCATGGGAACCACTGACCTTAGAGCAGCTGAACAAAGGCAGCTTTATCAACATGGTCAACAGCACTACCAGTGGTAGTGTGAATTTATTTAATTCTTCCGTGCCTGTGACAATATCTGTAGATGCTGCTTCGACTAACACAGCCAGCAAAGTGGTAGCACGTGATGCCAGCGGTAATTTTTCAGCAGGTACTATCACCGCTGCTTTGTTAGGAAATGTTACTGGATCACTGATCGGTAATGCTAGTACAGCTACTCAATTACAGACTTCAAGGTCGATAAACGGAGTTCAGTTTAACGGCACCCAAGATATTACCATTTCGGCCAATGACAATAGCAAGGTGGCATTGGCAGGAGGCACAATGACTGGATATTTGACTCTTGTCGGAGCTCCTGTAAATGCCAATCACGCAGCGACTAAAACATATGTTGATACTAGATTTTCTGAACTAACATTTATCAGTGGCCAACAATCCAGCACCTCAGGATTTACTAATCAAGTTGGCAGTTTTAATGATGGAGCCAATCACTTTGATGTTTTTCCGCCAGCGGGAAAAAGCATGGCTAATCTTGTAGGATTTATTCCTTCTATTCATGTGATTCATTTTGCAGGTGGAGTCGACGGCAATGATTCGATAAGGTGCACTTATTCTCTTCTCAGCGATAGGATCAGGGTATATGTGCAGAACACAGAACAAAGAAGCACCCCGGCAGCAAACTATTTGGCAATTTGGAGATAATCATGCATTATGTCTGTATAGAAAATAACACCGTAGTAGCGATATTAAATTATCTACCTAGTATCCCCAGCACCGTGCGCCTGCAGGAAATCACAGATGCTCAGGCTGCTCAACTCAGAGCACAAACACATTATTTTGATGTTGCTGATAACACTGTCAAACCAGTAGCAGAGAATGTTGCAGCACGACAGACAACGGAATTAGCCAATGCACAAGAACGCGAATTTTTAAACAACACAGATTGGAAGATTCTTAGACATATAAGGCAGAAAGCACTGAATATTTCCACAAGTTTATCAGATGCAGAGTACATACAACTTGAGCAGCAGCGTGAAGCCGCAGCAGCTCGGGTAGTATCACAGCAATAAATACAAGATATTAGGGGTCCACAGCATGGCATACGAAGTCAACAAATTTAATGGGGTATTTATAACGTCTGTAGCTGACGGTACAATAGACACCACCACTGATCTTAGATTGGTGGGAAAAAATTACGCAGGATACGGTGAAGTGCAGAATGAGAATTTTGTGCATCTATTGGAAAATTTTGCAAATATCACAGCACCACCAAAAGCCATTACCGGACAAATTTGGTTTGACACAGCTGCAAAAAAACTCAAGTTCTATGATGGGGCCAAGTTCAAAACAGCAGGTGGAGCAGAAGCCAGTGCGTCAGCGCCCAGCGGATTATCAGTGGGAGATTTTTGGTGGGACACAGCTGCCAAACAATTATATACATATACCGGTTCTGAGTTCACTTTAATTGGTCCTATCGCCAGCCCAGATCTAGGCACATCAATTATCAGCCCTGCAGTGGTATTTGGAACACTGGCCACTGCAGAAGGTCCTCACACCATACTCAAAGTCATAGCAGATAGTAAAACCATAGCTGTGATCAGCAAGACTGCATTCACTCTCGACGCTTCTAAAAATACCATTGACGATTTCACAGTGATCAAGAAAGGTATAACTTTAGTTAAATCACAGACTGGTGTATCTTCAGATGATTTTGTCTTTTGGGGCACCGCAGCTAATGCTAGTAAATTAGGTGGATTCACAGCCGATCAATATATTAAAACGGGAGAAAGCGCATTCATCTCAGAAGTTAGTTTCGGTGATCCTGGATTTCAAGTTGGTGATGGCAATGACCTTAGAATACGAGTCGAAGACGGCAGCGATGTGATTGTTGAAAATCGGCTAGGCAATGATATAACATTTAGAATCACAGTAACAGATGTCACCGACGAAAGAGACATTGCCGTGGTGAAATCCACAGGAGTAGAACCTGGTATTACCAACGCCTATGCATTGGGGTCAACTACAAAACTGTGGAGCAATGTGTACGCCACTACATTCAACGGCTCGTTGGTTGGCGCAGTCACTGGTAATACCACAGGCAGTCACAAAGGCAATGTGCTGGCCAATGACAACACGGCATTGATAGATGCGGCAACAAAACAGATAGGATTTGCTGGTGCTAATATTGTTGGTACCCTTACTGGATCAGTCACAGGGTCTGCTTCAACAGCAGTAAATGCCAGTCAATTAAACAATTTAGAACCCAGTGCTACTGTGCCAGGGTCAGCGATTTCAACAATAGCTGTGAGAAACTCCAGTGGTAATTTGGTTGCAAATCAATTTGTTGGTATTGCAGACAACGCTGATAGAACTTTCATTGACAGAACCAACGCAAGAGTTGATCCTACATGGAATGACAGCACCGCTAGCACCCAGTATAGAACCGCTAGACTCACTGCAACTGCATACAGTATCGCAGCAAGAGATGTCAGTGGTAATATCACAGCAAATATTTTCAATGGCACAGCCACAGCTGCTCGTTATGCTGATTTAGCAGAAAAATATCTAGCAGATCGAGATTATGCAGCAGGCACAGTGGTTATAATAGGCGGAGACAAAGAAGTCACAGCCAGTGATGTCAACACTCGCGCCATCGGAGTAGTCAGTGCAGATCCTGCTTTTATGATGAACAAAGATCTTGAGGGTGGGATATATATTGCTCTCAAAGGCAGGGTGCCGTGCAAGACCTACGGTTCGGTACAGAAAGGCGATAGATTGATTGCTGGACCAGGCGGTACAGCAATGGCAGCTCACGGCAACTACGCTAATGTGTTTGCAATTGCCTTGGAATCAGCTGGCACACAGTCTGATAACACAATTGAAGTATTGGTGCTGTAATGACTAGCGGAACATCAGTATTTGCTTCACAGTATGTGACTATACAGGACAAAGCGGAGTCTTTGTTAGGCACTGGATCTGCTACTAGGGGATATGGCCAGACAGTGCAATCTGCAGATGTTTTCATCGGCAACTCAATTACCAAAGCACAATGGGATCTGTTGAGATTTGACGTTATCAACATAAAACTGCATCAGGATGGAGTAATTCCTCCGGTGGTCCAAGTTGCTGTCGGCGATCCAATTGGATTTGGGCCGGGTTCGCCAAACACAAATTACGATATATTGTTAGAACAGGCCATTGCAAATAGATTCACAGTCGCTGACAACCAATCCGTAGTCACTGCCAAGGCCACACAGACATATAACACTCCCTGGTCAACACAAGCACAGACCACTCTAACGTGTAACTTCGCAAACGCTACTGTAGCCAGACATTTTTTCAACAGCGGAGGAAAAATCAGAATCACACCTCTGTTCACAGCTGGCGCAGCAACTTCACAGGTCAACGCCTGGGTGAATTTTTTAGCCAGTGTTGGCACACGCAGCTTTGGAGCCGGCACGGATCCCATCATCAATTATTATACATTGACTAATGTATACCAGATATTCTATCAAGATTCACTTAGTAGTCCTTATTCTGCGAACAATTATAGACTAGAAGCCAAAACCGATGTTGCTGATAATTCCACTGGCACAGCTACCCAAGTGCAGATACGTATCACTCTGTCTGATTCATATGTTGATCCATTTCCTGCAACCGCACCGGGAGATTCTGTCGAAGGCACGTTAACTGTTAATGTGGCCGAAATCAAAGCCTCGGGACTGTTACAGCCATCGGGTAGTTTTACAGTCACAGGACCATCGTATTCACTTTCAATCATCGTAGCGTCATAATCTCTTAAATATTCTCATGCCAGCTGTTAATAGTATAATAGTCCAAGCAGACTACAATTCAATCAGAAACAAAGTTATTGCTGTGTTAGGCAACGGCAGTGGAAATTCTGGCTATGGTCAACAGGCCAGAATAGTATCTACGGCTGTGGCAGAAGGCACCAAAGTCACTATCAATGAGTGGGCAAATCTACGATTTGACATCATCAACGCCTACAAGCACATCAACGGATCTAATCCGACCACAGCTGTGGTATCCGAAAATCAAACAATACGCTACACTACAAGTATTACACCAGATACCGGCACACTGGATGTACCTCAACGACAGTATGATCATTGGGCAGACATAATAACTGGTGCCAGATTCACAGTGGCTGGTAGTGAGTCAGCTACCACCGCGGTGACCACATCAAGTAAAACCACAGCATGGGTTAGTCAATGCCAATGTGTTATACAGCTGTATTGGGGTAACGCCAATGATGCTAGATATTGGTTCAACAGTGGTGGTAAAATTAGGATCAGTGCTAGTCGAACCGGCGGAGCAGGAACTGCTCAAAACACCAGTTGGACAACTATTCTCAGTGCCGCAGGCACACAGAACTTTGGGGGTGATGTACCTAACACAGGCACCACCCCCAACGATGGAACCAATTGGTATAGAACCACCAGCACTTTTCAGACATTTTACACAGCCACAGCCAGCAGTCCTTATGGATCTAACAACTATCGCCTACAAGCCAGATGCGTTGATGTGCCTTCAAATAGCGGAGGCACAGCCGCCAGCGGTGAAATACGAGTATTGTTCACAGATGGATATACCGACTCGGGAGCAGGATTTAGTCCCAATCCAGCCCCGGGTGATGACATAGATGGCACCCTCACAGTGAGTGTTTCTACACTGTTTGCCACAGGTATCATGGTTCCTAGCAGCGCAGCATTCGCAGTAACTCAACCTACAATTGCAATCAGCGCCGTCACTGGCTCGTAATTTATTTCATACCACATAGTTCTCTATAAATAAACTACGCAGTTTATCAAGGAGAACTCATGAACGAACAGTTGAAAGCGGTATTGGATTTTGCCAATTATCAGCAGACTTTTTCAATCCACAAAAAAATTCTCAAAGAACGCACAGCTGCCAAACTGATGTATGGTTTCTCTGGCGGCCTGTTTGCTATTGATAGAAACCTGTTGACATTTGTTGAAATGTTGTGTGCCAAAGGCAGAGTTTCTGGAATAGTGCTGTTAGACAGCAACGAAAATCCCATATTGATAGAAAATCTAGAAGTGTTTCGTGATGAAATCTTCAGCAGATATTTTGAAGTCACCAATGAATATTTTCAAGAATTTGACAAGATCAAGAAATCTAGATCTGTAGAAAAACTTATTTCACAATGACCAATGGAATTTTAATTTTCGCACACAACAATCGTGAGGTAGACTACGGATTGTTAGCAGTGATCAGTGGCGGGCTTGCAAAAAAGCACCTCCGAGTACCAGTGTCATTGGTCACCGATCACAGCACCAAGGAATGGTTGCTCAAATCACACACATGGCAGCAGGTTGAAACAGTATTCGAGCATGTTATAATTGTAGATAAACCTGTTACCGATAATCAACGTGGATTACACGACGGAGTGATCAATAAAAAAATACCATTTTGTAATACCAATAGACACTCGGTATGGGATCTTACACCCTATGATAGAACACTGCTGATAGATAGTGATTTTTTAATATTCAGTGATAATCTAGACAAATATTGGAACGTAGATGCTGACGTAATGATAGGTGATTCGATCAACGATATCTACAGCAACGATAGATTAGGATATCTTGATAGATATGTCTGTGAAACCAGTTGTAAAATGTATTGGGCAACCACGGTGATGTTCACGAAAAACCCACAATCGAAATTGTTTTTTGACACTGTGAATCTTATCAAAGAAAATTACAAGCATTATGCTGATGTCTTTAGATTCGATCACAGACAGTATAGAAATGACATAGCGTTTAGTGTTGCTAAACACATGCTAGATGGATTTGAGAACATGCACACACCAACACTGCCGCCTGTGTTATCAGTGATGGACAAAGATATACTCACAGCGGTCGACAAGGACAAATTAACATTCTTGATTGATCATCGATTGGATGCTACATATTGTGCAGCATCTGTGACTGGGGTCGACATACATGTGATGAATAAACAAAGTATATTGAGACACCAGCAACAGTTAATGGAGTTGATATGAATTTTGGGTATCTGCTGTTTGTGGCACACAATGATGACATTGATTATCTCAAGTGCGCCTATGCTCTAGCTCTGAGCATAAAAACCACACAAAAACCAGGTTATGACAGGGTAGCATTGGTAATTGACAACAAAGAATCACTTGAGAAATTAACAAGTCCGTGGGTGTTTGACACAGTGATTGAATGGGACCAAGAGAAATATTGGGATGGTAGATCATGGATGGACCAACTGTCTCCGTTTGATCACACAGTGTGCCTTGATGCCGACATGTTATTCCTGAGAGATTACAGTCATTGGATTGATTATTTTATTGCCAACAGCGAATTACATGTGGCCAATCAGGTCTACACCTATAGGGGTGAATTAATCACAAATCGCACATATAGAAAAACTTTTGACAGAAATTACCTACCGGATTTATACTCTATGTGGACTTTTTTCTCTAAAGGATCTGTGCTATGCCAAGAATTTTTTGAACTGGGTCGACAGATTTTAAAAAATCCCAGTGAATTCACCAATCAGTTTTTAAATGAACATAGACCCAAGGTGATTGGCACAGATGAAGCATTTGCACTGTCTGCTAAAATACTAGACATCACTGACGATATTGCATACGATTTACCCTTTCCTCGAGTAGTGCATATGAAACCAATGCTGCAAAACTGGCCTTGGCCTGCTGACACCTGGAGCGACCATGTGGGATTTTATCTCAATGCAGATGCTAGATTAAAGATAGGAAATTTTCAACAGAATGATATTGTGCATTACGTAGAGAAAAATTTAATCACAGAAGAGTGCATACATATCTTGGAGACCAAAGCATGGAAACTATAGAAGATTTTGACAAATGGCTGAGAGAACACAAGCCACCAATCACACAGTATGTGGCGGTGTTTGATCCAGACACAGGTCAAGTGATCAGCGTAGGACCAGATCATGCTTTTGCAGATCAAAAACATATAGTGCAGATATCACAAGAAATGGCTGAATCCATAATCACAGCTGAAATACAGATACACAACTGTCTAATAAATGTAGAGTCGGGACAGTTAGAGATAGCTGAAAAAAAGACACTAAAGAAATTAGATGATGTGTTGCACAGGATTTCTGATATCAAATATTCGGAAGAATCTAAATCGGACATGCATCTAACATACAATTCAAAAAGCAAATATTTGAAAATTCAATTATCTACAGAATACGGTGGAACTAAAAAACACAAAGGCAGCATCGGAACAAGAAGATTTATTTGGGACGGCTCCACCGATATGGATTTTTTAATCACCGATTACAACGATCCCAACTTGATTTTTCAGATGTTTTCTGTTAAAATAAATGAACTAGTAGGTCATAATGTAACAATTAAAAACATAGAATATGATAAGTTTAGTGTGTATACAAGACGCCTATTTAAAAATTATGTGATTGAATATAAATGAAAATAATTGAGTTTGATGTAGTTTTTTTAAGTTACGACGAGCCTAACGCTGATATGCATTATGCAGACTTGTGTAATAAAGTTCCTTGGGCGAAACGTATCCACGGAGTTAAAGGATCTGACCACGCCCATAAAGCCGCTGCAGAGGTCAGCGAAACAGATTGGTTTATCACTGTTGATGCAGACAACATTGTAGATCCTAGATTTTTTAACATCGACCTCGACATGAGTGATCCCAAGATACAGGTCTATGGATGGTGTGGCCGTAACGCAATCAACGGTCTTCGATATGGCAATGGTGGATTAAAAATCTGGCGCAAGGACTTTGTTCTTAACATGAAGACACATGAAAATTCCAACAGTGATCGTGGCCAGGTAGATTTTTGTTGGGAGGATGGATATAGAAATTTTCCATTGACGTTTAGTGAAAGCGTTATTACAGGTTCACCATTCCAAGCATGGAGAGCAGGATTTCGTGAGGGTGTTAAAATGACATTACTTGACGGTGTCAAAGTTCCTCCTATGGAAATCAAAGAGCGTATATGGTGGCACAATATTCACAGACTACGCATGTGGTCAACAGTTGGTGCCCATGAAGAAAACGGAATCTATGCGGTCTACGGTGCTAGATTAGGAACATGGATGGCCAACTGCACACAGTGGAATTATGTTGATGTTCGAGATTTTGAAATCCTTAGAGACATCTATTTTCAATATGGTAAACCATATGAAGATGTGAACAGCGACGGTCTCATAGATGAGATTAAAAATTTAGGCGAAAAAATAAAAATGGGTCTAGGATTAGATTGGCCGTTTCTCGATGCACAGCAAAGCAAATTTACTTTAGATTTGTATCATGAAACAATGAATTTAAACGACACCTATTTTAAAATGCCGGTGCCTGCAAATGTATGACATTTTTTATGTTTCGAAAAATAATGGAAACAACGAAGACTGGACAACAATAAAGTCTAAGTATCCTCTTGCTCAACAACTCACAAACATACAATCATACAAAGAAATACAATCTAAATCTTTTACAAAAATGTTTTGGGTTATCTGGGACGATGTAGAGTTAACGTCATTTAATTTGCTAGACTACACAGTTACCAAGTGGGACGACATGTATGTTCATGTGTTTAGAAACAGCGAACATTATGATGGCATTTGTCTATTTCCTAAAGCATTAACTATTTCTCAACGAGAATTTCATCATAGATTTTTTACGGCTAAAAAAGAAATAGACATCGTTGCTAGTAAACCAAAACAATATACCAAATACCACCCTTCAACGTTTAAAGAATACCAAGAAATCACAGATGAAATGTTTTGGGTAGTATGGCCTGAGGTTACTGTTATTGATTATACAGTCTTTGATTTATATTTTAGTCACCATAACAGTTACGATCGCAGAGAAAATCACGTATTTAAAAACTTGTGCAACGATAACACGTCATACCTCAGTGGTGTAATTCTTTGTAGCAAATATAAATCTTTGTCGGAGCGTGAATTTAACAAACAATATGCTGTTGATAAAAAAGAACATGATGCCGTTGTTAGCAAGTATCAGTATCCTGTTCATACAATCAATTCGCACACTGAATATTTAGATATTGTTAACACTGAAAAACAACAAATGTTTTGGTGCCAATGGCCAAACACAGAAATCTTGGATAATACAATTTTTGATCTATACTTTGATCCCAATGATGGATCCTTGGATTATGATCGATCTGAAAATCACGTGTTTAAAAATTTATGCAATGATACAGAATCCTACCAAAGCGGTCTTACATTATTTTCTAAATCCAAAGTTATATCTAAAAAAGAGTTTGATAGAAAATACTTAATAGATAAAAAAGAACACAATCTTATAGTTAGTAGATATAGATACAGTCGTTATGATATTACATCCTATGATGATTACAAGAATATTTTAGAAACAGAAACGCAGCCAATGTTTTGGGGTATATGGCCTGAAATTGATATTATTGATGACACTGTTTTTGATCTATATTTTGATCCCAACGATGGCAAGTATGATCATGATAGAAAAGAAAATCACGTGTTTAAAAATCTATGCAATGATAAAGAAACATATTTGTGTGGGCTAGTTTTATTCTCAAAAGAAAAAGTTATTTCGCAAAAAGAATTTAACCGTAGATATTTAATAGACAAAAAAGAACACGCAGTAGTTGTTAGTCGTTATAGATATAATAGATATGTTCTTTCATCATATGACGGGTATTTAGATATCTTAAAGAAAGAATCACAACCTTTATTCTGGGGTGTATGGCCTGAAATTAATATTACAGACGAATCTGTGTTTGATCTATACTTCGAACCCAACGATGGTAAGTATGATCATGATCGCGCAGAAAATCACTCATTTAAACATTTGTTTAACGGCAACGAAATTTATACTAACGGGCTAGTATTATTATCTAAAAACAAAATCATTAGTCAACGAGAATTTAAACATAGATTTTTGATAGAAAAGAAAGAACACAATCAGCTAGTATCGGAACATAGATTATATGATGTTGTTTTTATATCTTACAACGAACCCAACGCCGACGAAAACTATAAGAAATTAACAGGCATATGTACGAGGGCTAAACGAATTCATGGTGTAAAAGGAATTCACAATGCACATATTAAAGCAGCAAGCATATGTAATACTGATATGATATGGATCGTCGACGGCGATGCAATAATCGAAGATAATTTTAGTTTCAATACAGTGATGTCAAGTTATGACATCGATTGTGTTCATGTTTGGAAAAGTATTAATCCTATTAATAATTTAGAATACGGTAATGGTGGTGTTAAATTATTACCAAGACAACTAACATTAGATATGAATATTAATACTTCGGATATGACAACTAGTATATCTAAAAAGTTTAAAGCCATGGATACTGTATCCAATACTAACTCTTTTAACACTGACGAATTTGCTACATGGAGATCAGCCTTTAGAGAATGTTGCAAACTATCTAGTCGAAGTATTGAAAGGCAGTACGAAGAAGAAACTAAACTACGGTTAGATACATGGTGCTCTGTTGGAGCTGAAAAACCTTTTGGTACATATGCAATCGAAGGAGCTCAAGCAGGCAGACAGTACGGCGAAACTAACAAAAATAATTCAGAAGCTCTTAATAAAATTAATGACTTTGATTGGTTACAGGAACAGTTTAGTGGAATATAATCGTAATATAAAAGGTAATGAACTTAAAGAGATTAATGGTAGGTATGAATCTCGTTATCTTGCCGACGCAGAATATGTATACAAAGAACTGAATAAAGTTAGCCCTAGCTTTTGTCTTGCTAAGTGGTATAATGTTAGTATACATATTCCTACAGGTAAGACACACAGTTGTTATCATCCTAGAGCACATCACATACCATTAGAAGAAGTAGTGATCGATGTAAGTGCATTACACAACACCAAGTATAAAAAAGATCAACGTAGACAAATGATTGAGGGAACTCGTCCTACAGAATGTAACTTTTGTTGGCAAATTGAAGACAGCGGCACCCAGCTAAGTGATCGTGCTTATCGTAGCAAAGATGTATACGAGCCCGGTCTTATTGAAGAAGCATTAACTGTTGAGAACCCTAATCCACGCTATGTGGAAGTAAACTTCAACCAAGCATGTAATTTTAAGTGCTCGTATTGTAGTCCGCATCTTAGCACAGCATGGCACAATGATATTCAAACCAACGGAGCCTTCATTTTAAAAGATAGATGGCATAATGATATTAAATGGATGGACAGTCTCAACATTGACAATGGGCCATCCAATCCATACTTGCTGGCATTTTGGGAATGGTTACCACAGATATATCCAACACTACATACATTCCGTATGACTGGTGGTGAACCTTTGATGGATAAAAACACCTTTAAAATGTTTGATTATGTACTCGAGCACCCTAAAGAGGACTTACACCTATCTATAACGTCAAATTGCTGTCCTCCCGGAAATCAGTGGAACAAGTTCATGATATCATTGAAGAAAATCACTGAAAAAAATGCAATTGACCACTTTATGTTGTTTTGCAGTTTAGACTCGTGGGGAAAACAAGCCGAATATATACGCAATGGCATGGATTTTAACATGCTATACACCAACGTAACTGACTATCTCCAAAACAGTGATAAACATAGTTTGACATTTATTATTACTTTTAATGCGTTGTCGTACACAAGATTTTATGAATACATGGAAAATATATTAAAATTACGTAAACAATTTAACAGCGGTCGTCAGTTGATTTGGTTTGATGTACCACAGCTAATTGATCCAGATTTTTTAAATCCTAAATTACTGCCTGTGTTAGTTTCTGAGTTAGAACGCACAATCGAGTTTATGAAATATAATCCAGAAACCAAATGGAATGAGTTTAAAGGATTCAGCGATTTTGAAATCAGCAAAGTTCAGAGATTGATCGATTGGATTAAATCGGATACTGGATTTAACAGTGAATTAGCTAAAGAGAATTTTTATTTATTTTTTAGCCAGCAAGACAAACGTCAAGGCACAAATTTTTTAAATACATTTCCAGAGTTAGAAACTTTCTGGAAAGAATGCGAGGCAAAATGCAAGAAAATAGAGTAACGTTTATTAAAAACGTAAGAGATAGATTAAACACTGTTGGTCCGGGATTCTGTGCAATGAAGTGGTTGCATCAAACCCTATATCTACACACTGGCGATAACCATAGTTGTTATCATCCTCGTCCACATCACATTGGATTAGATGAAATTGCTGTTGATCCCAGTGCGTTACACAATACCAAATGGAAAAAAGAACAGCGTAAGACCATGTTAGAAGGTGGCCGTCCTGATGAATGTCAATACTGTTGGAACATTGAAGACTTGCCAGGCGAACATATCAGTGATAGAATGATCCATAGTTCAAGTGATTTTAGTGAACCGTTAATTGAAAAACTTGCAGAGTTACCTTGGGACGCCCCGGTTAATCCTAGATATCTAGAAGTTAGTTTTGGAAATGCTTGTAATTATAGATGCGGCTATTGTTGTCCACAAGCAAGTACCATGTGGACTGAAGAAATTAAAAAGCATGGTAACTATGACTTGACCTATAATCAGTATGGCATTGAGTTTATGACCAACGGCACATATTATGGTCCTAAAGATGAAAATCCCTACATCGAAGCATTTTGGAAATGGTGGCCTAGTTTAAAAAATGATTTACACACATTGCGGATCACAGGCGGAGAACCTTTAATGAATCCAGGCGCCATGCAGTTTTTTGATTTGTTAGAAACAGAACCAAGCCCTCATTTGGAAATTACACTTAACAGTAATTTAGGTGTCACATTTGATCGTGTTGACAGACTTATTAAAAGAGTAACTAGCCTTGTAAAACAAAAGAAGATCCGTAAGTTTAGTTTCTTTACCAGCATTGATAGTTGGGGCGAACAAGCAGAGTACATGCGTACCGGACTTAAATGTGATCACTGGGAACGCAACATGATAGAAGTAATTAAATCAGGTGCTACTGTGAATTTAATGTGTACGTATAATGTTCTTTGTGTAACTAACTTTCAAAAATTGTTACACAAGGTCATAGAATGGCGTGAGAAGTTTGGATTTGAAAGTGTATCGTTTGATACTCCTTACTTGAAAGAACCACCACACTGGATGATTAACATTCTCACAGATGATTTTATTGCACATCAAGAAAGCCAATTAAAATTTATTGAAGATAATAAAAAATGGTTTACAGATGTTGAATATGAAAAAATGCTTCGGGTGACAGATTATATGAAAGAACATCCTGTAAGCGAGGAAAAGATTCGTGCAGGACGCAGAGATTTTTACAGTTTCTTTACCGAAAATGACAAGCGGTTAAATACTAGCCTGTTAAACACATTCCCTGAATACACAGAATTTTACAAACTATGTAAGACGACATTTGAAAATTATGGAAAATAAAAGATTTTTTGCATATGGTTGCAGTTATACTACCTATGCTTGGCCTACATGGGCTGACCTGTTGGGGAGGCAATATTTAGAATATTTTAATTACGGACAACCCGGAGCAGGTAATCAGTTTATCTTTAACGCAGTAATGGAGTCAGATGAGCGTCATAAAATTACCAAAGACGATTTGGTAATCGTGCAGTGGTCCGGCCCCAGTCGCGAAGATAGGTATAAAGACAATAAATGGTTAACACAAGGCGGAGTGGCTAATTATTATACAGGCCCTGAAATGACAAAATTTTTTGATTTTAGAGGGTTTGTTATTAGAGATTTAGCATTAATTAAAGCAACCAAGTGTTTTTTAGATAATGCCGGATGCGATTATAGATTTATTTCGATGGTACCATTTGATTCTAATAATGAATATCAAGATATTTCAAATGCCGACGTTGCAGATGTGTGTGAACATTACATGAATATTATTAAGTTGATAAAAACGAGTTACATCGAAGTGTTAGGAGATTATGGCCAAATTAGACCTCGAACATTACACGGAATTAACATAACTGATAATCACCCGCTGCCATCAGAGCACTATAAATATTTACAGACCGTACTCCCGGAATTTTTAGTCGACAGTCAATTAGCTGATGCATTTGATAAAATATTAACACAAGTATGGGATACACATAACTGCGGATGGAATTACGATTGGCCAGAAGTTAACAGAAGAATCGTAACAGATAGATTGTGATGAATAATAAAAGATTCTTTGCCTATGGTTGCAGTTTTACCAGCTACGCATGGCCAACCTGGGCCGATATATTGGGTAGACAATACGATCAGTATTACAATTATGGCCAACCTGGTGCCGGTAATATGTATATTTTTAACTCGATAATAGAGTCAGAAAATCGTCATAAATTTACTAAAGACGATATTATCATTATACAATGGACTTGTTCTTCAAGAGAGGATAGATATAAAAATGGAAAATGGGTAACTCCGGGGGGCGTTGCTAATTATTACACCTCTGAAGAACTTAAAAAGTTTTTTGACTTCAGAGGGTTTGTTATTAGAGATGTTGCTATAATATCAGCTATGAAAGGGTTTTTAGATAATATCGGTTGTGAATATCATTTTATATCTATGGTTTCTTTTGTAACCAATAACATGTATAATGACATATTTGAAACCGACACCGAGGATATTGCAGAATTATATAAGGATCTGTTGTCTTTTATTAAACCGAGTTTTCATGACGTACTAAAAAGTAATGTAAACAACTTACCAAGAACTTTACAAAATATTAAGGCTGTTGACAGTCACCCACTTCCGACGGAACATTACAAATATATAAAAACAATATTGCCACATTTGTTAACTGAGCCCGAATCGATAGCAATTGAATTTAATAATACGTTATCGAAAATATGGTTGTCTAGCTACCAATGGGATCATGTTTGGCCGGATGTAATTAAAGGTGTAACTAACATTGAAAAAAAATTATGATAAATGAACAAAATAAAAAAACATGGTGTGTAAACGCTGACCACGCAATGAGTGGAAATAATACCGGTACAACAAAAATTTGTTGTATGTATCGAGATGAAGATTTAAAACATTCATTAGGTGCTGAACCTATTGCAATTAATTTTAATCAAAAAGCATTTTGGGAAGTGAGAGATACATTGGGTTCCGGAAAGAGACACGATAAGTGCAGTTGGTGTTTTGAAGAAGAAGATGCTGGCCGAAGAAGCAAGAGGCAAAGAGACAATGACAAATACGCAGATTGGTTACGTAACGGTAATACTCCTTTCAACGGGCTGGCAAAGGTTGAATTGAACTTAGGAAATACCTGTAATTTAAAATGTCGTACATGCGGAAGCCATTCTAGTAGCACATGGATGCAAGAAGAGTTTGATGTATACGAACACAGTAGTTTTCCAACATATAAATTATATGCCAATAATATGAAGAAGTATCATCAGCACTATGACGACGAAAGTCCGTTTTGGGATGATCTCGAAGTCAATTTAGGAACAATCAAACAATTTGATTTCTATGGTGGCGAACCGTTTATGAGTAAAAAAATGTGGCGCATACTCGAAGTTGCGGTTGAAAAAGGATACGCTAGTGATATGGAAATTCATTATGCAACAAACGGAACTCAGTGGCCGGAAGATAAAGTAGAAATCTTTAAACATTTTAGGCATGTGCATATAAGTTTTAGCACTGACGGAATTGAAGAACAATTCGAATACATGCGATTTCCAGCCAAGTGGAGCGATGCAAAGGAAAACATGCGAAAAGCAATTGAGCTAAATGATCGAACGGGAAATTTATATCTCGGTTGGTGCATAACACTTAGTACATTGAATATCACTGGACTTCCGAGATTGTTAGAAGAGCATTCTAAACATTTTAAATCTTTTGGTCCGTATCTAAATTTAGTTCACGGTCCTAAACATTATAATCTAACAGAATTACCCGAAGAAATAAAACCGTATGTTATTAATTTATTAACCAATATTCCCAAGGAGCATACTGACCAGCATATGCACGAGCACCACATACCCGGTATTATTAATTATATTAAAAACGGAAAATCCACTCCGGGGGAATGGGATAAATTTAAACAAACAACAAAAACACACGACGGATATCGACAACAAAATTTTGCTGATATTTTTCCAGAATATGCCAAGGTAATCGGATATGAATAATTTTTTTAACTTTCCAGAATTAAATCAACTGCACATTGAATTAACAAATGCATGCAATGCAGCATGCCCAATGTGTACCCGATTCCATGCTAACAGTCCACTTATTCGTCCTGATTTAGAAATAGATCAAATCACGATTGAAAAATTTAAAAAATACTTTCCACCGGAAGTTGTTAACAAATGTGAAGTAATTTTGTTTTGTGGTGTACACGGTGACCCCGGCATGGCAAAAGATCTATACGAAATTTGCGAATACATAGATGAAGTAAGTCCAACAACCGTTATTCGTATGAATACAAACGGCGGAATGCGTAAACCAGAATTCTGGGCTAAGATGGGGACTTTGTTTTCGAAAAAATCAAGAGATCACTGGTCGTGGCAAATTACATTTAGTATCGACGGACTATCAGACACCAATCACTTGTACAGAAGAAATGTAGATTGGGATAAACTTGTAGCAAATGCAAAAGCATTTATAGATGCAGGCGGTCGTGCAGAATGGGACTACCTGATTTTTAAACATAACGAACACCAAATTGACAAAGCAAAACAACTTTCTAAAGATATGGGGTTTCATGCGTTTGTTCCTAAGAAAGCGTTAGGAGTAGACAACGGTACAAGTTTAGTACGCATGAGTGCAATGACTCGTGAGGGCGAATTTGATTATTGGATCGATGCACCAGTTGATCCAAAAAATCGAAATTTAGAAAATCCACAAGGCTCAGTTCAAAATCAATTTTGGAAATTTAGTACAGACGATTACAAGCGTCTTAAAGAAAACAAACTAACACATAACAATCATCCCGAACGAGTCAGCAAAGTTTACGAAATGTTAGCAGTGGAAGACAACAGCATATTGGATAAAGCTAAAATTGATTGCAAAGCAAAAACAATGAACGGCGGAAAAGAAATATTTGTTGATCAAAAAGGTCGAGTGATTGCTTGTTGTTACATGGGAACACATTTAAACGGCGTACATTCTGATAGTCAAAGTCTGCAATTACACCACGAAATAGAAAAATACGGGTGGGATCACTTTGATCTTAATAAACATAGTCTTCAAGAAATCATGGAAGGTCATCACTTAGATCGTGTGTTTACGGACTCATGGACAAAGCCTAGCTGCGCCGAAGGCAAAATGGCATATTGTGCTAACATATGCGGAACCTTTAGTCGAGTGGATAAAATTTATACACATGAAAAAATGGATGATAAATCTAGAAATTGGCGGGAAATAAAGGTATCTAAGTGAATAAAGAAACATTTTGTTCGCTACCGTTTACTGAAATATTTTTAGGGCCGGATGGTAATATTAAAACTTGTTGTTCGGCTGCAAGTTCAATCGGATCGTTGCATACAAATTCTATTGATGAAATTATCAATAGTCCCAAAGCTAAAGACATTAGGCAACATATACTTGATGGAAAATGGCACCCTAATTGTAGACAATGTAAACAACAAGAAGATCAAGGAGTAAGATCTGAAAGAATCTCAGATAGCGAAACATTAATTCGAGATTATAACACACTAGATAAACATTTTTTTAAATTACAAAGACTTGATCTTCGTTGGAGTAATACTTGTAATTTATCTTGTGTATATTGTTACGAATTTTTTAGTTCTAAATGGTCAGACATAAAAGGAATTAAAGTCAATACTATAAAAGATGAAAATGAACAAAATCTATTTAATTTTATAAAACAAAATATTGGAAACGGATATCAGTCAAAAGGAACTATAATGCTAGGAGGGGAACCTCTCTTGCAAAAACAGAATTCTAAACTTATCGAAATGTTAAGTGGAACCGGATTTTATATTATTACCAACTTAGCAGTTCCTTTAAAAACAAATAAAATAGCTCAACAATTATTACAAGAAAAAGAGTGCAATTGGGGAGTAAGTTTTGAAAACGTCGGTGACAGATACGAATATGTTAGAAGAGGAGCATCCTGGAATACGTTTGTAGAAAATGTAGATTATTATCATAGTATGTCTGATCAACAAAATAGATTAGAAGCTCACTCTTTGTATTCTGTCTATAGTGCATTTAATTTAGTAGAATTTTATAATTTTATTACCAGTAAAAATTTTAAAAATGTTTTCTGGAATCTACTCGAATCATCAGGAAACAATGTAGATGTGAATGTTTTAAATATGTCCACAAGTCTAAAAGAAAAAGCAATATGCGAAATAGAACTTTGTGAAAAACTTTATGCAACTGCACCGGGAATCGAATCTTTATCTAATATTAAAAATTT